ACTGTCACTTGCCAAATCTATTCCACTCTGAGATTTTCTTGTTAACATCACACTCCACATCTCATCATTATAGAATTGTTGTAATGAAGAAGTTATATATTGTACCCCTGTAGATGCACTAACTGCAAATCTTAAATATCCTTTATTAGTCGTACCACTATCTTGTAATGATATTGCCCAATCGTTTCCTTTTTGTATAATTGTTTGATCCTGTCTCTCTGGTGATCTAAATCTAAATTCCATTGTTTGAGGATAAAAACCACTTGTATTATCAGTTGTCCATAAATGTTCTATATATTGAGAACTACGAAAATCAAGAGCATAAGTAAAGTTTCTACCAATTTCATGTGATGTTATAGATAAGTCATCATAATCTGGACCCCCATATTCTCTAACTCTTAATATACTTGATGGTATACCATAACAATTCAACAATCCCTTTATTGCTCTTGTTGTACCTTTAGTTCTTTGAAAGAAAGGTAAGTTAGCAAGTATTCGTTTCCATATTTCTTCCGTTACTTCTTCTTGTGCCTTTTCATAAGTTTGTGAACCATCATCTATATCTTTACCTAACAAATATTCTGAAAGATTTAATAAATCATTTCCATTAACAACTTCTAATCCAGAAGCTTTGGCTACGTGTTTTACAATATCCTTCGAAATACCTTTAGAAAAATTATTTCTTCTATCATTTATATCAGTAAGATGTTTTACATAAATCCAACTCTCATCAAATTGTTGTCCTATCATATCCATAAATTCTAAGAATACTTTACCCTCATCATCAAATTGAACATGACCAGGTAAATTATTCACCAATCTATTATCATTCATTTGGTCATATAATGATGCACTTTCAATCATAGTATCAAACCAAGTTGATGCAACTGATGCTGTAGTTGGTGCTAAAGTATATGGACTTGAACTATTTTCTTTTGGCCAACTTGTATCATGAAATTCTCCTGCCGAACTTGATATATAAGATGAAGATTCGTGATATAAATAATATTCATAGTGATCAAAACTATTTTTTACTTCTGTTATTTTTTTACTATAATAATTCGTAGTATCAGTAGAACTCGATATTGCATCATAGTTACCACTATGTGAAGTATATGATTCAATCAAATCTAATTTATATTTAAAGTTTCTTAATCTTTCTTCTGCTCCACTAAAATTTATAAAATTTCCAAAACCATTATCATTATACTCATCAAGAGAAGTCAATCTTTTTTGATAATCTATATTTAATTTTACATCTAATAAACTTCCAGAAACTAATTTATCTTCAAGTTCTTGTACAACGGTACTATCACTTCCAACTAAATTATCATAAGTTTTAAAATCTGTTCCTCGTTGTTCAAAGGGAATATCTTCACCATCAATGTTTGGTAATGCTAAAAATACAGAATTATCTAATTCAGTATCTCTGAAATATGGAACTACCTTTATCGTATCAGTAATTGGTGGAATCATTTGTTGTACAAAATGTGCATATTCTCCGATAGGTCTACTTAATCCCTGTGAATCTTCAATAGGTGAATATAATTTTAGAGATACAGCTGTTGATGGATGACGATTTTTAAATGAATTTAAAACTAAATATTTATTATTATCATGAACCAAAAAAATATTCAACTGATCTAAATCAAGTTTAGGAAACGTAACATAACCATTGTTATACATTATTGATGAGAATGCACTTGTAACTGTGTATTTTCCCTTTTCAAGTGCCTCTCTATACGTATCCCAAGTATCCTGAACTTTAACAGTAGTATCATTTAGAACTTCAACTATTTTTGAAACAAACGGTTGAGTTCCTTGTGTAACTTTAGTATAGAAAGTTGTTCCAGGTTGAATATTTGTATCTAATATCCAAAAGCTTTGATCATCATCAGCTGAACCTCGAACTATTCTTCTCCAATATGCATTATATGTCGTTGAACTCGCCTGCCCGGTGTCATCATCACCTTGTCCAGATTCAGTTGACCTGAATATTCTTACACCTTGTTTTCCTATAGTCCAAACCCAAATATCCCCATGTTCATCAGTATATGGTGATTCGGGTTGTCCGTGAGATTCGGAGTATATTTCTTCACTTCCGAAAGTAACTGAAGCCTCGAAATCCTTATCAAATCCAACATCTATCTCTGATGGAAATGGTATGTATGGTTCAGTAGTGCTATAAACACCCTCTATTACAAGTTCCTTTCCAATCAAAGAATCTTCAAAACCCTTATCCGTTTCTGAAATTTCTGCAGTTATAGTAGTATCATCAAATTCTGAATTAAACTTATATCCAGTATTTGCTACACCTTCCCTATCAAACACAACTGGATAATATTTCCAATCGATGGCCAAATTGTTTATCTTCTCTTGATATTCTATATCATCTATGTTCTGTGGAACGATAGATAATTCTGTACTTGATGGTGAAACATCTGATATTACATATGAATCTGTTTTTTCATTTACTGTTTGTTGTTGACCATTATTATCTACATAAAAATAAGATTCACCATTAATAATCTTTTCTGAAACTTCTTTAGAAGTAGGAATATTATCTAAATCTACATAAATCTTATCTGTACTTCCTATGACTGGACGAAAAAAATTATAAGTCACTTTGTAAATACCATCATCATAACCATTATCTCGTAAATGTTGTCCAATATCTAAATCAATTTTACTACCATCTATATTTAACTCATCAACAGAAACATTAAAATATTCAAGTAATACACCATCTTCTTCAACGGCAACTTCTACATAATCAAGGGCCTTACCAAAATCAGCCCTTTTATCACTACGTGAAAAAAGTAAACCTTTATCTATGTCGGTTAAAGTATTTATCTTTGCCATTTTATCCTGACGAGTTGGCTGCATCTGCAGCTATCTTTCTTAATGCTTGTAAGGCTCTTTGTGTTGCTTCCCTCAACATTCGTATTCTTCTTTCTCTTTCTGTTTCTGGACGTGGAGGCACTGTATATTCAGTAAAATTTCTTTTTTTCTCTAATATAGTAGGTACTAATTGAGTTTCAACTTTAGGTGTAGAATTTTCAACACGAACTTGTTGCCAATATTCTTCCGTTGAAGTTCCATCACTATTTGCATAACTTACGAGATGATTATTTCCATCCCTTAAAGGATCAGTTCCGTTTGGATCATACCCACCAGAAGCTGCGGACACCAGAGCTCTATTTAATTGTTTTTCATTTTCTCTATCATCTGCATCTAACATATTTTGATATGTAGAAGATAACAAAGAAGCGCTCAAATAATTAGTAGCCATTACGACCTCACTACTTTGAATTCATATCCATCATCGTAAATCATTGAAACTTCATCTGAACCACTACCACTCACAACCTTTATTTGAAACCTATAATGTCTTTCGGGTTGAAACCCATCTAACCATAAATTAAAATAATTACCTGACGCATCACAACTCACAAGTGAACCTGTACTAAATGGAATTATAACTTCTTCTGTCCTTGCATCTTTTACAGAATAATAAGTACCTTGTCCCATTGCAGTACTTCCACTTGGTAAATATTTTACAGTAAGTGCTGCAGGTGTTGTAGAAAATCCTCTTTCAGGATATAACTCACGACCAACAAATCTAAATCTCGCCTTAGACTTCTCTCTATACTCAGGTCGTAAATTTTTAAAATAAACAGTTAGATTATCTAAATCAGATGCAGATATTGGTGCAAGAGTCCCACTAGCAAAACTTGAATCATCCCATTCTACTTCTAACTTGGGTGAATAAATTGTATGTGATTCTCGTGAAAAATATTTTAGATTACCCAACATAGTTGTGTTGTGTTCAGCCGAACCCGTTGCTGTTGTTGGATCAAATATAGAATGTAAACTTTGAGATGTTGGTACATTTTCTCTTTTTACAATAAATCCCTCATTTGGAAAAGTAGAACTTGAATATATCTGGTTTTTAACTAAATCAGATACGTCCATTCTTATATCACGAGTTTCATAAATCAAATTATATGATGCAGAAACATTATATCCACTATTCAAACTGGAAGTAAACCAAGTACCACCTTGTGTATCACTACCACTTACCCATTGTGTTTTTGTAGTATCGTTATCACGATATTTCCAACTTGCCCCATCACTTATTACTGGGTCTCTTAGAAAAGTACCTGTTCCATTATCCCAACTTTGACTTACTATATATGCATTTAATGTCTGAGAAACTGCCAATTCTGTTGATGAAGCATCATATAAATTTAAATAATATTTGGCACTACTTGGTATAATACCGTCTTGAATTGACTTAGAAATATAACTGTAACTAAATTTTATCAATATACGTGATACATCTACTTCAGTACCAGCATCATTTACTTTTTTCTGAACTTCTAAAATTTCATCTAAACCTGTATTAATAGAAGAACTAACTGTTCCCTCATAAATTGTTGTATCTGCTATTGGGTATTCGAAATAAAACATTAAATATCTCCTACTACTCTACCCTGAATATCTGTACTTGGGTACTTAACTTCAAATATACTTGGGTCTAATGATGGATAAACAATACCATCTTTGGTTGCTGAATTTATATCATAAACATAACCAGAATATCCATTTGAAACTCTAAATTTATTTTCTATCAATACCATCAAATTTTGGGGATTATCTTCTTTAGGTGGAACAACACTTGCAACACCATCCACTAATGAAATCTTATATGCTATATCACTTGTAATAATCGGTTGGTTGAATTGCCATTTCTCTATATCAAAATGTTTCTTCACCACCTCTATACAATTAAATAATACTTCATTTTTATTATGTCCTCGTTGAGTAATGATTGCAAATTTAACTCCAATATTAATCATATATCCATCACGAATATTTATAGCATCTGTCATCAATCTATATTGTGATATATAATTTTTTACATTTTCTTTAGTAGCTTTATTCAATCTTACTAATTTTTTATTTTTATCAAATCCCAACATATATAAATTTAAAGCTAATGGATTTGGTATTTTAGTAAAATTTGTAACCTCTGTTGCTGATCCATCTGCACCTATTACTACTTGTTCATTTCTGGACAATGCCTCATCTTGTACAATATAAGCCTTTGATATATTTCCCCACTTTTGTGGTAATGAATAAACTCTTGTGATATAATCTTCTTTTGTAACTGCTCTGTTTTGAGCGTTGAAATATGACAATGCATTTTCTCTAATTTCTTGGTCTGTTTCACCACTTGAACCACCAGTTGCTGGATCTCTATTCGTAACCGTCAAACTATCTTTTGTGTTAGAAACTTCACTTGTGGTTAATCCAGTTGCATCAATTGTCCAAGAAATATTTCTCTTATTTATAATTTCATTTCCAAGTGCATTATCTGTTACTGAACCACCATAAGTATAGTTTACAGTCAATGTAGTATTACTTGGTGCCAATCCAAATGTTCTTGTCTTTAAAAAATTACTTGGGTCATAAGAAGTATCAAGTTTATTTAATCCTGTTGCCAGTGATGAACCAACATTATCTGGATTTGGAACTAATTCTTCATCAGGATTATTTGAAACTCCTGAACCAAATCTCAATTCTGTTTTACCATCACTACGAATATATGTTGTAAATCTACGAGAAGATTTTACTAATTTTAATAAATAAGGTGTATCATTTGAATAAGTTGCCAAATCTGGATCGTTATCTGTGGTATTTTGTGCCGATTCAAATACTGTATCTTGAGCTAAGAATGGTACTTCATACCATTTATTATTATCACTATCTGTTACTGAAATTATTTCTATAACGTTATCATTACTAAGTGTAATCGAATCAAATTTTTGAGCTCCTCCAAAAGTAAATTCATCAGTAGTTTTTTGACCAGATTCTACAATTCCACTTTTT